GTAGATACGATCAATGCTAAAGTAAAAGCTAAGACTAATTCCCACGCAGAGTTTACTCGTAAGAAGTGTAAGAAGTCTAAGATACTAGAGAAGCAACGCGGTTTACTCCGCAGTTGGCGTAGAAATTATGGAGAGTTGGAGAACGACTAATGGCTTGGAGCTACGACGAAGGAAACCTAAATATAACTGATGCACTAGGTAGGCTAAACTCTACTAGGTTGTTAATTGGTGATACAGATCTAAATGATAAGCAAGTACAAGATGAAGAAGTTTCATTCGCTCTAGCTCAAGCTAACAACAACGTATATAAAGCTGGTGGATGGCTGTGTAGAGCTATAGCGGCTAAGTACTCTCGTTCTGTCGATCTAGAGATAAGCGGTGCGTTAAAAGAAGCCTCATCACAATTACAAGCCCACTACACTAAGTTAGCAGATACGCTAGAGTATCAAGGAACTAAACTAGGTGGTAGCTTAGGTATTTCCGCTGGAGGTCTTACTGTTTCCACTGTGGAGGGTGTAAGAGCAAATACTAACAGAGTTAGACCAGAGTTCAACAAGGATCAATTTAAGATAGACGCAGAAACTACTGATTACGAATAGGGATGTCACATGCAAGCGTACAATTTACTTAAACTGGTACAACGTCATGGTAGTACTTTGATACTAAAGAAGACTACTGCTGGTTCTTACAATGCTAGTACTGGAGAATATTCTAGTACAGTTAAAGAATATGAAATAACTGCCTATATGTATAATGTACAAGAGGGCGTTCTACTAAACGACATAACTCGCGGTACTCGCAGTTGTGTAATACCTGCCCTTGGCTTACCTGCAATACCTACAGATAAAGATATTATATCTGGTAGAGGTGATGATGTATCTATCGTTAGAGTTAGAACTATTTACTCATCTGGTGTAGCAGTTTGTTACGTTTGTGAGGTAACTGAATAATGGAGATAAAAGTAAACAAATCTCTGTATAAGAAGATAGATAGAATACAGAATTCTATAATGGATACAGCGGAAGATGTATTGTATGGATTAGTCTTTGATACAGTAAGATATACTTTGACAGCTACAAATAAAAATAGTGGCAAGATAGGGGCTGTAGATTCTGGTTCTTATTTAGAATCCTTCTCTGTTATGTCGGGTTCAATAGGTACAATAAGATCTGTAGATTCTCTTGGTAGACCAAGGGGTGTAAATCCAGAAGGTGTAGGATCTCAAGTTATTGCAACTTTAAGCAGAGATGTCTCAAGGATAATAGAGTCTTTGGACGACATTAAAGGAAACAAAGGGCCAACAGTGACATTACTAAATGGTTCTAGATACGCTAGAGATGTTGAGTATAAATACGGATACCGTATCTTTAATAAGTTAAGGAAAATATATGGCTAATATACATAAAGAGATTAGGTCTATCCTAGAAGTACAGTTAGCTAATATATCTAACGTACCTCAAATAGCTTACGAGAACGTTCCTTATGTACCTACAACTGGCACTAGCTATATAAAGGTAGATTACCTGCCCACTTCACGTAGGCCAGCCGTAAGGGGCTTAAATCCTCAGCAGAGATACGATGGCATCTTTGCTATAAATTGTTATGCACCAGAAGGTAATGGACCATCTGCCGCTGAAACTATAGCAGAGAACGTAATGACTGCGTTTGAAGCTACCTCATCTTTTACAACAAACAACGTAACAGTATCTATAGATTACGCTGAAGCAGATCAGGCTTTAGTTGATAGTCCTTGGTTCTTAGTACCTGTCAATATAGGTTGGTACGCTTACAAATAATTCTATAGGAGAATATAATATGGCCTTTGCACAGGGTTCACGTTCCAGTCTGTCATACATTACTGAAACAACTTTCGGTACGACACCTGCTGGTAACTTCCAAAACTTACCTTTCACTTCCCATTCCCTTAACATGACTAAAGATCGTGTTGAAGGTACTGACATTCAAGCTGACCGTATGTCTAGAGTAGACCGTCACGGCAACCGTCAAGTAGCTGGAGACATTGTAGGAGATCTTCGAGATGGAGACTTCGACGAACTACTAGAGTCTGCTATGTTAAACGCATGGTCTACAAACGTACTTAAAATTGGTACAACACCAAAGTATTTTTCCATCGAGGACTATGCCGCTGACATCGACCAAGCTAGATTGTTTACAGGTTGTTCAGTCAACTCACTAGCTGTATCGTTAGCACCTAATGCTATGGTAACAGGTACATTTGGTTTAGTTGGCAAGAGCATGACTATGAGTGCTTCAGAGAAGACACAAGATGCCGCTTCTGGAGCTTCACCTTTTGACTCTTACTCAGGTGACTTAGAGATAGGTGGATCAGCATCAGCTATAGTTACAGCTATGGACTTTACTTTAACTAACAGTTTTGCTCCTACCTTTGTTGTTGGTGACGATAGCGCACCTGCATTAGAAGTAGGTAACGCTGTAGTAGAAGGTACTCTTTCAGCTTACTTTGAGGATGCTTCATTAATCAATAGATTTGTCAATGAAACAGAAACACCTCTTAAGGTTACTGTAGGTGACAATGCTGGCACACCAAACACTATGGAGTTCTTCTTCCCTAGATGTAAAATAAACAGTGCTGATGTAGGCGTAGAAGGTCCTACAAGTAGAATAGTAAATCTTAGCTTTGTCGCTTTACGTGACCCAACAGAAGCTACTAACTTGCGTATTACACGCTCGTAAAGAATACTCTAGCTAGAGTGGGGGGACGTTGGTGTCGGGTCTGACGTTCCCCATTTATTAACCCGAACTCGATAAGGAAACTCGATATGGATTTAAAAGACTTAACACCAAAGACTGACACTGTTGAAGTGCTTATACACAACCCATCTACTGATGAGCCTCTTATGAATGAAGATGGCACTCAAATGACTATTGTTATGTATGCTACTCACACTAAAGAGTATAAAGCAGAAGTACATCGACAAACAAATATTAAACTTAAGCGTATGGAAAAGTCAGGTAGGATGCAAGTTACTGCTGAGGACTTAGAGGCTAGTGCTATACTACATATGGCTAAAGTAACTAAGAGTTGGAACATCACATATGATGGTGAGCAACCAGAATTAACCATAGAGAAGGCTAAAGAGATTTATATAGATCTACCTTGGGCTAAAGCTCAGATAGAAGAAGCTCTTGCTGACAGCGTGGATTTTACGAATGTCTAACAGAACGTTTGCTATCTTTTGCTGAACATCAGTTTAAGTTAGCAAAGCCTAATGAAGACGGTAAATCTATGAGAGAACACTTAGAGCAAGTAGAGAAGCAACTAGGTAGAGAGATAGAAGAACTCAATGGTCCAAGACTTCCTGATATTCTATCTAGTTTGTGGACTTACTTCTTATCTATTAATCAAGGTAGGTCGGCAGGTTTCAGTGGACCAAACTCACTTTCCTACACAGACATAAAGTCTTGGTGTGAATTAACTGGCACACCTCTAGATGCTAGAGAAGTACAAACTATAAAACTATTAGACTCAGTATACATAAGGATTATGACCTCAGATGGATGATATGAAAATAAGAGTAAACTCTGACGAAGTTGTTAAGGGTACTAATAGAATTAGGGGCATGGGTAAAGCTGTAGGTAGAGCAAGTATACAGCAAGGTAGACTTACTAAGAATAGTAAACGATTTACTATGGGTATACAACAAGCAGGTTTCCAAGTAGGTGACTTTGCGGCTCAGGTACAGAATGGTACAAGTGCTATGGTTGCTTTGGGTCAACAGGGTCCGCAGTTACTTGGTATCTTTGGTGCGTTTGGTGCTATAGCTGGTGCGGCATTAGCTATCGGTACAGCTATTATTAAAGCTAAGAACGCAGGTAAAGAGCTACAGTTTGACTTTAAAGGAATAGGCGAAGACCTTAAGAAGTTAATGGAACCAGCGGCTCCAGCTTTTGAAGCTATAGGTAATGCCTTTAAGTGGGTAGGCGGTATATTCGCAAGTCTACTTAATGGTATGATTACAGGTTTAGCCTACTTCTTTACTTACTTAAGTTATATGCCTAAAGTATACAAAGAGATTTTTGGTAGAGCTGGTTCTATAGTAGAGAGCTTTAATCTAAACTTCCAAATGGCGACAAAAAAGTTCTACATAAAGTTCTTAGAGATTATGGATTTATTGCCAGATCCAGTTAGTAATGCTTTTCAGACTGTACTAGAGTATGCAACTGGTACTTTTAGTGCTTTATTTGCAGGTTGGAAATACATTATTGATAAGATAAAGAACTACTTAGTGGGTAGTAAAGGTTTTATAGCTAACACATTTAGAGATGTTGTAGAGGGTATTTTACATAAGATAAACTGGCTAATAGACAGTGTTAATAATAAGTTACCTGAGAGATTAAACTTACCTACGTTTGATGTAGGTAATTTCTTTGGGGACTATGAAGACGATACTATAGCGGAAGCTGGTAGCTTTTTGGATACTGTAAAAGATGCTTTCAATACAGGTATGGCTAGGGGCGGATCACTTATACCTGAGAATAGTTCAACTCAAATAGCAGAGACAACCGCAGAACTACAGATTTTAGCCGAAGCTCTTAGGGACGTAAATGCAGATGTTACTGCACCTCTAGAGGCTTTCCAAGGTATGCTAGATGCTTTCGAAGGCATAGAAGGTTTTAACTTAGGTGAATATTTTAAGTTTGCCACTAAAGAAGGTAAGAAGAGTTTAAAGGAACTTAAGACACAAGCTGACATGGTTCGTGACGCTCTCTCAAGTTCAATAGAGAGTGCTATGATGTCTATGATAGATGGAACTAAGTCTGTTAAAGATGCCTTTAAAGCTATGGCAGTAGATATTATAAAAGAGCTATATCGTATCTATGTCGTCCAACAAATTACAGGATTTATCTCAGGTAAGATAGGCGGAGAGGGAGCCGCACCAGCAGGTTCTTTCAAGCCAAAAGCTAATGGTGGTCCAGTTTCCGCTGGAAGTAGATACATTGTTGGTGAACGTGGACCAGAAGTATTCACCCCTGCTATGGCAGGTACTATAACACCTAACTCTGGTGGAGGCGGTGAAACTACTATCGTACAAAACATAAATGTATCGACAGGTGTACAACAAACTGTACGTGCTGAGATACGACAAATGATGCCACAGATTGCAGACAGTGCTAAAGGTGCAGTACTAGATGCTAAAAGACGTGGTGGTAGCTATGGAAGGGCGATGGCATAATGGCTATTTCTTACCCACTTGCTTTACCTACTAACATTGGTATGGCTAGTATTGAACTAAGAGCTAAGAATACAGTTGCTGTATCTATGTCTCCTTTTACTTATAAGCAACAGACACAATCTTATGATGGTGAGATGTGGGAAGCTGACATTAGTTTACCACCTATGAATAGAGACGATGCAGAGACTTGGATTAGCTTCCTGATGAGCTTAAAGGGCATGTCAGGTACATTCCTACTTAACGACCCATCAGCTAAGACTGTGAGAGGTACTGCAACGTCTGCTGTTATAACAGGTGCTGTAGGTGCTAGTTCTGTAGCTGTAACTATGACTGGTACACTTAAAGCTGGTGACTATATACAGTTAGGTACTGGTTCAGATTCTACTCTACATAAAGTACTACAAGATCAATCTGGAGATGGTACTCTAGAGATCTGGCCTAAACTAAGAAAAGCTAGAACAAGTGTATCAGCTAACCTGACTAATTCTTCTGGGGTCTTTAGGTTATCAGCTAACGAGACTTCTTGGTCGGTTAACAATGCAAGTTTCTTTGGTATATCATTTGGAGCGATGGAGGTAGTAGGATGAGTAGATCAATACCTTCTTCTCTTTTATCTGCTCTTATAGGCGACAAAATACAACCTTACTTTGCTGTAGAGCTTATGTTTGATACCAGAGTTTCTACAGATGTAGAAGGAAATATTGCAAATATAGGACCACTACGTATGTGGACTGGCTTAGGTGACAGATCTATTAACGTGCAAGGTAGCGATCAAGTATTTACTGGTACAGGAAGTTTACTTACTATTGGAGATCTAGAAGAGGTAGGAGATCTATCATCTAAGTCTGTAGAGTTAACTTTGTCAGGTATACCAACTTCTATAGTTTCACTAGCCCTACAAGAACCTTATCAGAGAAGAACAATGAGGTTATACTTAGGTGAACAAAGTGATACATCTGTAGTTGAAATATTTTCTGGTAAGATGGACAAGATGAGAATATCTGATGAAGCAGAGTCAAGTACTATTGCTTTAACAGTAGAGAGCAAATTAATAGAACTAGAGCGATCTAGTAACTGGAGATATACGAATGAAAATCATCAGTCCCGATATGATGGAGATAGCTTCTTTTCCTATGTGCAATCACTACAAGATGCACAATTAACATGGGGAAGGTAGAGTTAAATTCTTACTTAGATAAGATGATAGGTATACCCTTTCAGTGGGGTGTACATGACTGTTTCACTTTTACTAATGGTGCATTTAGAGCTATGTATGGTGTAGGTTATGCTGATGATTGGGAAGGGTTGTATATGCAAAGTAATGGCGTATATCCTAAAGGACCAAGAAGCGTAAGAGACGACTTTGGCTTTAACTCTTTAGATGAAGGGTTAGCTACTAAACTAACTAGAATTGAGCGACCTGTATTTGGTAGCCTAGTTACAACTAGAGCAGGTTGTAGATGGATAACTGGTGTCGCTTTAGGTATTTCCATCGGCTCTAGGGCTGTCTTCCTTAACATGGAAGGCTTAACAAGATTAAACATTGAAGATGTAGAAAGTGCTTGGGTATGTCGATAAATAAACACAACACTCCTTTTAACGTATTAAGGCACAACAGGCAGTTTGAGATAGCACCCAGAGAACCTACTACTCTTATAGGTACAATAGCTACATTTATAGCTGGTGGTGCAACTTCAGGTGCTGTTTACTACGCGGCTTATGCTTTAACTTACGTAGCTATAAGTATGGTTACAACAGCATTAGTAAGTTCTCTAATGCCTAAGCCTGATGCTAACCCTAATAACTCTCAAGGGTTACAAGTTAACAGTAAGAACCCACTAGCTCCTGTGCAGTTTGTTTACGGTAAAGTTAGAAAAGGTGGCACAGTTACCTTCCAGCAAGTTTCTGGAGGAGCAAATAAAATACTTCACCAAATAATAGTTCTAGCTGGACACGAAATAGATAGCGTAGAGTCTGTTTACCTTAATGACGCTATAGTTAGTATGTCTAATGAGAATGTTACTCAAAGTATTTGGGGACAAAAAGTTAAAGTGTATGTGCATGATGGAAGTCAAACAAGTTCTACAGATACTTTTGCTAACTCAAGTCAAAGTTTAGCTACAACCCTACACACTGAGACTTCTGCTCCAGTTGACTTTGTGGGTAAAGGTATAGCTTATCTTTACTGTAGGCTAGAGTACGACTCTAGTATATTCTCAAATGGATTACCTGTTATAACTGCTGTAGTAAAAGGTAAGAAGGTAGTTACTACTGTTAATGGTGTAGCTCAAACACCTACTTGGACTGACAATGCCGCTTGGATAATAAGAGACTTTATAACATCTGATTATGGTCTAGAAGACAGCAGTATTGATTACGCTACTTTTGAGGAAGCCGCTTCTGTATCTGATGACACTACAATACTATCTGATGGAACAAAGCAATACGCTATTAATGGTGTAGTACAATCAAGTCAAAGTATTGGTAATGTACTACAAGATATGATGACTTCATGTGGAGGTACTCTATTCTGGGGTGCTGGAGCTTGGAGACTGTTTGCTGGTGCTTTTGTTGCTCCTACTAAAATACTTACATTAGACGACCTTAGAAGTGGTATAGGTCTTGACACTAAGATGTCTATGGCAAATAACTTTAATGCGGTAAGAGGTACATTTGTAGATAAAGACCAAGGTTACATAAGTGCTGATTACCCACAAGTTAACTCTCCTATTTTCTTAAGTGAGGATAGTAACGTAGAATCTGTTTTAGACTTATCACTGCCTTACACCACTAATTCCCTTGCGGCTCAAAGACTTGCAAAGCAGATGCTCTTTAGGAATAGAGAACAACTTACTCTAACCGCAGAGTTTGGACTTAACGCTCTAGATATTGAGGTTGGTGATTTTGTTAAGTTTAGAAACGAAAGGTATGGTTGGACTACAGGTAATGAAAAGACCTTTGAAGTTACTGACTGGAGGCTATCTCCTAACGTAGATGAAGGAGACTTAAGAGTTTCTCTAACTCTAAGAGAAAGTAGTGAAGCCGCTTTTGGTTTTACTGAAGCAGATGAGTTAGATATTATTAGCAACAATACTACACTACTACCTTACTATGAAGTACCTAATGTTGGTGTCACTGTAAGTAAAGAGTATAGAGAAGTTAACGAGAGTGTTGTTAACGTGCTTGTTATAGAAGTAACGTCAAATGAGATAGAACGTGTAGAATCAGTTATTGTTAAATATAAGAAAACAGCAGACACAAATTTTAAATCTGTAGGTCAAGCTATTCTTGTTAATGAGGGTAATACAGCAGGTAGGTTTGAGGTAGTAGGTATAGATGCCCCTCAAGTAAATGAGCCAGCTATAAACTACACTATATCAGTTACACCTGTTAATGCTCTTGGTTATAAAGGTACTACAATTACAACTACCTTTAACGTAACACATGATACTACGCCACCTTCTGCACCTACTAATCTAACCCATTTACTATCGGGGGGTACTGCTTTCTTTAATTGGTCGCCAGTTACTGCTTTAGATTTGTCACACTATAAACTACATTACTCATCAAACTCATCCGCAACCTTTGGGGATGCTTCCACATTAGTAAAGGTAGAGAAGATTGCTAGACCAGCTACGTCTGTTTCCTTCCCTGCACTTGCTGGTAAGTTCTTTGTGTCGGCTGTAGATAAGACAGGTAACGAGAGTACTACAGCAACTTCTGTTGTTATTTCTACTTCTGAATTACCAGCTCTAGGTCAAACTGACACAGATACAGAAAGCACAAGTTTTAGTGGATCTAAGACTAACCTTACTGTCTCTGGTGGTAAGCTATTTATGACTAGCTTTGCTAATGCAAATTCCACTGGGGTCTATGAGTTCGATCATGGTGGAAATAGTTACTTTGATGTAGGTACAGCTCGTACAATTAGACTATCTTATGCTATTACTGTATCTCGTAAACATCAAGATGCTGTTAATGGAGAAGTTAACTGGGACGACATACCTAATAACTGGGATACTTGGCCTAATAACTTTGATACTTGGACAGATGAGGACGCAGAGTTCTCAGACTATGCTGTTATAGTAGAAGCTAGAGCCGCAGATACAGTAAATAACTTATCTAGTGCATCTTTCGTAGATGCTTCTGGAGAGATAGTAGGTAGGTTTGTAGAGTTTAGAGCTACCCTTTCTAATACTGGCCCGAAAATAACCCCTAATATATCGGCACTAAGTGCCACAGTGGAGTACTAATATATGTCACAACATGACTTTTCTATAGCTAACCAGACTGCTAGTAGCGCAAGATCTGATATAAACAATGGACTGCAAGCACTTGCTAGTAACAATAGTGGGTCTTCAGCTCCCTCAACAACTTATGCTAATATGTTTTGGTATGATGTAACTAACAATATCTTGAAGGTAAGGGATGAAACTGACAGTTCTTGGATTGATGTTATATACATAAACCAATCAACAGGTGTAACCTCTATACTTAATGATACACTTTTAGTATCATCAGGTGGTTCAACAACTGGACTTCTTGGAGATCAAACACAAAGCATCTGGAATACAGGTACAGGAACTACTGAAAGTCTAGTATCACCAGCTAAAATCGCTAATGCTATTAGTACATACTTTAATGCTAACAGTGTAGGGTACGGTCAAAGTTGGGTAGACGTAACTGGTTCTAGATCACCTAACACTTCTTATGAGAACACTACATCAAGACCTATACAAGTAATGATAACATCTGCTAGAGCCGTACCTGTACAGGTGTCTTCAAATGGCAGTACGTGGGTAAATATACAAAATAGGATGGGAGAACCCAATGCTTACAGAAACACGGCTGGTTTTATCGTTCCTGTTGGTCACTACTATAAGATAAGTGGTACTACTAACTACCCTGTGTTTGAACACTGGGCGGAGTTAAGATAATGGAAATGACAGACCTGTGGAGTAGTGTACTAACTTTTGGTATAGGTTTTATCGGCTTTGTATTAAGAGGTTATGTAATAGAGTTGAGTAGATTACGTATACTCTTAAATAGGACTAGAGAAGACTACGTTACTAAGGCTGACTCAAATCAAGTCCTTAGTCAAATAATGAGCAAGTTTGATAGAATAGAGGAAAAGTTAGATAGACTCGTGGAGAGAAAATGAAACACTTACTTATACTACTTACCCTACTAATTGGTAGTACTGTATATGCTGACGATACGATTTACACCGACAGTAATAGTACAATAACTTCTGATGG